CTAAGGGGATTACTAGACGTAACATCTACAAAGTTGAATTACATAGAAAAGACACTAGATGCTCTTGATTCAGCTATAAGATAAATAAAGGAGAAAACTATTATGGGACAATTTAGACCTCAAATATTTCTTTCTATAGGTTGCCTTACTACACTTTCTGTGGTAGGATTATTTCAAGGAATGCCTGAAGTATCAACAGCTACTATTGGGGGCATAATTGCCCTAGGGATGAAAATTTTAGAAGGTGAGTAAAAAGAATAGAAAAATAAATACAAGTGCTTGGGAGTGGATTAAATTCTGGGCTTCAGGTATAACTGTTATAATATGTCTGATGACAATTATGTATATCGGACAAATGCATTCATAGAAGAAAGGAGACATGATGTCAAAGAAGAGAATAGTAAAGTCAACTCTTATTAAAGGATTACCAATTGTAGGGGCTCTCGCAGTAGGTGTAGGGGCTACAATGATATTGATTAATAAGGATAAACTAGAAGATAAAGTTGCTGATAAATTACTAGCTAGACAGATAATAAAGGAAAATATTCCTCTACAGTGAGTATAATATATTATGGTAATGGATGAAGAATTTTCCCAAGAAGATCTGCTTGTAATGTTGCAAGAATTTGGGCAGGATGTATTTAATGAATCTCAAGCTAGATGTCCAGAAGACACTGGATGGTTAAAGGAAAGCGGAGATATTATTATGAATGCAACTGGATTTGAAATAGTTTATGATGCTCCGCATGCAAGACTGATTCATGATGGGAAAGAAGTAGCCGAGCAGATTTATAAACAGAAAGTACAAAGGCATAGAAGAAGGAAGAGAGGAAGTACATCACCAGTTGCTTTAAATATTGATACTAAAGTTACTGGAGTAGGATCAGGAAATCCTAATAGAATGAAAAGACCTAGACAAGGTTCGTATAGTGATTTAAAAAAGATGGCGAATATAAAACGAAAATCTAATACAGTATCAGTGAGAGCACATACTAAAACATATTATGGTCGTAGACCAATGTTAAATCCTAAAACAGGTGAGTGGAAAGTTGTAAATACAACTGCAAGACAACCCACACCGTTTATTGATGATGCTTATAGAAAAGTATTGGCAAGTAGAAAGTATAGAGATCTTAGGAAGTTAGGTCTTCCTTCGAGTATGAAGAGGGGGAGACAAGATGTTCTTAGAAGATTTTTATAAACAAAGGAGGAAACTATGGTAGACATTAGTAAAGTTACAGCTGAACAAGAATATATTATCGCCAGACATTCTAGGATGGTTGGTAAGGTATTAGATTTAGTTGAAGCATCTATGCCAGAAGGTAATCAACTCGAAAAACTCAAGAAACTTATTCAAGTTCCCTTGTATGACTATCGAAACGAGATGATTAAACTTAATTCTGGTGAACTTATTGAAGAAAATATCGAATAATCTATACTTTTTATAGATAAAACTCGTAATATTTATGTAAAAAATCCCTTTATTTATAGTATAATATAACAGATGGGGTAATATTACCCTTTTTATATTATAATTTCATAAAGGTCGGGGGTGGCTTAGACCAACCTTTTGAGAATTAATAAACTTTTAGACACTTTTAGTCTGGAATGGACTGGAAAGGTGACATAGGAGGTCGTAAATATGTCAGAAGAATTCACACAATTAGAGAACCACATGCAAGGTACTAACCTTGCTTTATCTGCAGTAGCAGAAGTGCTCGCTAAGATGGACGAAAGACTTACAAAAGAAGAAGAGGATGATAGAATAGATGAGGAAGAGAAGGCTATACAAGCCGAAAAAGCAGACTTAGTAAAAGCAGTCGCATCAGAAGTCGTTTCAATGATAAAAGAGGATAACCCTCTTGGAATGGATGTCGATGGTAGTAAAGAAAGGAAAGCAAAGAGTTCAGCACCTTCACATGATGATGCTCAATCTGCCGCTAACCCGACTACTAAAATAGAAGATCAGCAAGCTGTTATTCAAGCTGCCGACATGGAAAGTGATGACGAGGAAGAAGAAAAGGCTGCCTACAAAGCAGCTGATGATGAAGACAATGGTTCTGATGAAGAGCCAGTTGACAAAGCTGCTGATGAAGAAGAAGATGATGTTGAGAAAGCAGAAGATGAAGACGAAAAAGACGATGACGGAATGAAAGCAATGAGGAAAGAACTTGATGCTTTGAGGAAGACAGTCGCTGCTTATGAAGCAAACATGGAAAAAGCTATCGAAGAAGAGTCTGTTGGAAGACTACGAAAGATGGGCTTTAGAGAAGAGAATGGTTTGCAAAGACCAGCTCTTTTAAATAATGATGCACTAGGAACAGATGGAACTACTCCAATTGTAAAAAGTGCTGCAAGTGGTGATGTAGTAGATGACTTAACTAGTTTGTCTTACAAACAATTAAGAGACCTACAACACAAAATAGACTCTGGAGACACTTCTGGTGTACCTAGGGAACTACTTGGCAATTAATAAATTTTAGTAAAAGAACGAGGAGAAATTAATTATGGCAACAAATCCATCATTATCTGAGTACGTTGCTCAGTCTCAAAGAGGTTTGTATTCTTCAGTATTCGGACCTGAATACTTACAGAAACAGACTTACTTTACAGTGGACACTGCTACAGGTATTTTTAATACTACCTATGGTAGAAAAGTTTGGCATTCATTAAACAACCAAACTCGTTTCTTCAATGCTGTCCCAAGAACTGTTTGGGGTAACACAGCTGGTTGGAGGATAAGAACAGACAGAGGTTCAGGACGATCAAGACCTGTAACTGAAACTGGTTCACTTCCTACAGTTGACGTTTCTAACATTGAAAGCATTTCTAGTTTACCTAGAATTGTTTCAACTACTTTTGGTGCTTCAGTGAAGTCAGTCTTTACTGCACAGCTAGAAGGTGGTGTTGGTGATGTGTTAGCATTGGAAAACGAAAATGCACAACTTGACCACGTTAAAGAAATTAACGAAGAACTAATGGCGGGATCTGGATACGTTGTATCTGCAGGTTCCTCAACTACTGGTACTGTACCAGCATCAGTAGCTAAAAACATAAAAATTGGAGACTCAGTTGCATACTGGGATACTTCTGCAAATGACTACATTGACTCATCTGGACTAGCAGTTTCAGCAGTAAACACATCTACGGGTGCTATTACTCACGCTACTGCATCAGCTACTATTGCTGACGGTGACGGTATGATCGTTGTAAAAAGAGCAGGACTAACTTCAATTGACGACATCGTTCAAGCTGACGGAGCTGTAGTAGGTGGGTCTTACGACTCTAACTCAAACTTCGCCGCAAACGGTGGTGTTAATGCTTATGACTTAACATTCGGAGCAAGGGCTTCAGGAAACTGGAACGCCGCTGCTACAGTTAAGGATAACAACGGTGTAGGAAGAGACCTTTCTCTAAACCTACTTGATGACTGTATTCAGACAGTAAGAACTAATGGTGGAGAACCTAAACTAATCGTTATGGGTCATGACCAATACTTCAAACTAGAAAGATTACTACAATCACAACAGAGATACTTAGGACAGGAAGAGTACCAAGTTGGTGTGGATTCTGAAAGAACCTTCCCCGGAACTCGAACTGGACTAGTTCTTGCAACTTACCAAGGTATTCCAATCTTGCCAGATGCAGACACTCCAAAGGGTGTTAGCACAGCTGACGCAGTATTGGGTTCAAACGTATATGTTTTGGACACAGACTATCTTGAAATAGCTGTGGCACAACCAACACAGTATATAGAAAACAGAGACTACTTTGCAGCTAACGCTCTAGTAGTAAGAGGATTACTATACACTATGGCAGAAATGCGATGTCACAACTTCTTCACACAAGCTAAGATTACAGACTTAAACGCGTAATCTAAACTTGTAAAGAAAATTAATTAATGGGATGGGGGGCTAGTCTCCCCACCCATTATGCTAAACAAGGAGAAAATTAAATATGGCGAAACATTCATTTAAAATGTCCGATGTGACCGAAGACACTAGAGTTCTAGCTAGGTCTGCATTAGGATATGACTTTAACTATTTCGCTGATGATGAAACTATAATCTTCGGTACAGATAGTGATGCTACACTTTCATGGGACGGTGATTCACTGAACGTAACATCATCTGCTACAGAAGTGTCAGGTACACTAGCAGTTGCAGGTGCAACTAGTCTAGGAACTACAGAAGCAGTGTCAGCTGGAACTGGTATCACTGGTGGTACTGGTACAGTTTACAAATCTTCAGTAGTAAAAATTGGTGGTTTATATGAAACAACTATCTATATTGACCTAACTGGATTAAATTCCAATGTAGCTAACGATATTATTGGTAAAGATGCTACAGCTAACTGTCATATTGGACAGATAACTGCAGCTGTTAACGGTACTATCGTTGGTGGTTATATGCAATGTTTGGAAACACCTACAACTGGTGAACCAGATATTGACGTATGGTATGCTGACGAAGCTACTGGTACAGAAGATGCAGCTATCTCTGGTTTATCTAACCAGACTGCTGTTCTAGCCGCTGGTGCGGACTGGACAGTTGCTGCAAACGTAAATATGAGACCTATCACTGGAATGCCAGCTGCTGACAAGTATTTATACTTAACAGGTGGTGGAGGTACTACTGATGGTACTTATGATGCCGGTAAGTTTATAATTAAATTATACGGAACTTAAACATTAGCGATTAGCAAAAATCTACTAAAAGCTGCCTTGACTATATTGTCTTGGCAGCTAGTAGAAAATATTTTATATATAAAGGAGAGCGAATAAATGGCAGGCTTTACAAATAGTTATGATAAATCATGGGAATGGAAAGAATGGAATACTGATCCTAGTACTCGTACTTCCGTAGCTCCCTATGATAGATATGTACCCTTTAGTGGTACTGTAGGAACAAGTGCTGTTGATATCTTAAACATTCATGCAGGACCATATTATGAATTAGATCAAGGTGGTTCAGCAGGTACTACTGCAAGTTGGGAACTAGCTACTTCAGGTAGTCCCGGAATAAATCAAATAACAAACCCATCAATAGAGAATGCAACTATATCAGAATTTACAGCAGACGG